TAAAAACAAGAATTGGTGTCTTTGAAAGTACTCGTCCTCATCTACTTCTTCTTCCTCTTCTAAGTTCGGGTCAAAGTATATGTATCCTAATCCTACTCCGTAAAGCGGAGCTATCTGAAAGTTTAAGTCAATGTTTCCGATGTTGATGTTCATAATGTGGCTTTAATGGTTTGTACAAGGTTCTTACCGTCTATCTCGTATCCAACATTATTACGTAACGATTTTAGTTTTATTGGGTTGTCTAATGTTGTTGGCTTACCACCCGTGTCTATGTCTTTTACTTTGCGAACGTGAATGTGAGAATACATCCAATCCGTTTCGTGTTGCGTATATCTATGAACTACCATAAACGAATCCGTAACCCTATTGACAAACTTACCGCCACCTTCAACGTCTGATGCCATTGGTGGTATTGGGTGTCCTGCGTACTCGTGTGATGCTGCGTGAGTCTTTCTAAGAGCTTCTGTATTAGCGTGAGCGTTTAGCCATATAGAGCAGTTCTCTTCTGTGCAGAATTGTCGCATCTCAGTTGCTGCTAAATAATCGTACTCGTGTTTTCCTAACTTGGCTGCATTAGCATCTGTAACTAAACTGTTATAAGGGTCAATCATAAACCCCTGAAAGTCATACTTCTCTTTTATCTTCTTAGCCTCTGCTAATAGTCCTTTATAAGTGTACAGCTCTGATGGGTCTATTATCTGAAAGTACTGTGCTATTTTAATAAGCTCAGTTTGCAAGGTTGATTCAGGTATCTTATTAAGCGGTAGAGATGTACTAAACTCTATCAGCTTTCTATACAACGAATAAGGCTGATTCTCGCTTGAGAATATGAGCCATCTAATTTTATGTTTTAGTGAATACAAGAACATTAAATACAAAACTGTTTGTGTCTTACCTACGTTAGCGTGGCCTAATATCAAATTAAAGTCGTTAGGCTTGAACCTAATGTATGTATCTATCTCTTTAATGCCTAATGATAATCCTTCTTTTATTCTCCCTTGCTGTATGTCTTTTAATGTTTCAAGTGTCTTTGCTATGTTTACTATCATCGGTATCCTAAGTTGTATAAAAAAGGGGGATGGTTAGTCCCCCGATTCTTAAAATGGTAAATCGTCTCTATCAGGTGAGTGTGCCTCAACTGTTACTTCTGTTTCGGCTTCTTTGATTTTCCATCCTTGAATAGAGTTGAAGTACTTAGTCTCGCCTTGTGGTGATGTCCACTCACGTCCTTTAAGATTGATGGCTACCTCAACGAAATCTCCTGTAGAGAATCTATCTAAAGCTGCACAGTTGTCCTGTGTGAACTCTAACAAAATATTCTGAGGGAATCTCTCTTGTGTGGTTAGTACTAATTCTCTCTTTTGGAATCCTTTTGCGCCAATGGTTTGTGTTTGTCCGATTAGCTTAATGTTACCTCTTACTTGCATATCTATTGGTTTATAAAGTCTATAAATAATTGAGCTGTCTGTAGAACTTGCTGTTCTGTTTTACCGTGATTGTTTGCGTGAAAATCAACTGCTGCTTTTAGCATTGACTGACGCACAATCTTTTCTTGTGTATCCATTGTCTTTTGAGTTGGTGGATTAAAGGTAGGCTTTTCATAGATAATCTTACCTGTTCCGTGTGCAGGATTCTTTTCGTAGGTAATATCGTCTCCTACGTTCTTTTTAAAGTTATCTTTAGCTAAGAAGCTAAGAATGTCACCGTTAGCAAATCCCACTCGGAACTTGTTAAAGGTTGCTTGTCCGTTAGACCACGTACCCATCGGTTCAATGGACGTGATTCTACCTGTCTGCGTTGTCTTTTGCATACTGTAATTGAATTTGAAGGTTAATAATCTCGATGTTGAGTTTTTCGATTTCTGCCTCTAAGGCTTTAATTCTTGCTTCTTCAAAGGTCATAGTACTCCCTTTCTTTTTTCTCGTAGATTTCTAAGACTAACTTACCGTCTTCGAGTGTTAGTTTGTACTCATCTGATTTGTAGAAACAAGTCCTGTTTTTAATTGCCTCACTCACCTCTAAGGGAATAAGGTTGAGGTTGTACAACTCTGAGTCGCTCAATCCCTCTAATGTTAAATCTGTCATTGTGTATAATTTTTTACTAAGATACACAAATAAATGATATAAACAAATGTAAACAAAAAAAGAGGAGCAACTTTTTAGGGTACACTCCTCTTCGGGGATACAAACAAAGACAGATAGTAGTAAATATACGACTTAATGTCTCCTTATCGGGATAATCTTTTTAACTCTTGTTGATAATGCTCGATTAGTGCTTCGAGTTCGTAAGTAGAGAACTTTTCTATTTCTCGTGCTTTTTCTACAAGTGAGTCGGCTGTACCTTCTCCGTAAGTCCTATCTAAGAATTTAGCGTACTCGTATTGTTCGCCCTGAGAAAACACATTGCACTTAGGACATTGTGGGTGGACGTTTAGCTCGTCCCATCGTGTTGAGTAGTGCTTGCGGGACTGAAAGTGTCCTGCTTGGATTTTTTTAATCTCAAACTTTCTTCCACAAGTGCAACACGTACACACTCCGTTTTTAGCGTGTTTAGTTCTTATGTAAAGTGAAAATACGGTATCGAGCTTTTGAACTATCTTAGACCGTGAAGGTTTCTTAGGAGCGGGTTTCTTGCTTCTATTGCCAAGAATCTCTTGATTCTTATTGTGCTTTCTTCTTATCATCTTGGGTTCTTAACAGGGCGCATCCTAAATAGAAGTCTATCTCTCTGATTCCTCTGTAGATGACTCTACTCTTTTTCTTTGTCTCCTCTCGCTCTGTCTTTGTACTATCTATCCCAAGTTTAGTGTACATTATCGAATCTATCTCAAACAACCTGTCCTTCTTCTCCTTCTCTGTTAGCTTTTCGTTTTTAATGATTTCGTTTACTAACTCTTGGAGTGTTGCTTCAGACATAGTTTAAGTAAGATTAGATATTATTATGCTTTTATAGTTTGTTGGTTCACAAATGGGTATAGGTTGCCCTACGTACCATACCCATAATTATGCTTCCACAGATGTCGGACACATAACGGGTGCGTATCTTTAATAGGTTAAATACGCTCACTAATTCCACTCCTCCTATAGAGTACAGACCCTCGTTTAGCTTTCGGTTGAGGTGGTGCTATGTCTGCTTCCCATTCTTGCACCTTTTAAATCGTAGCCGAATCGTGACGTGGACGCTTAAACTACGACTGCAATATAGTTACTTTTTATCATCTTTCATAGATGTTCCGAAATAATATCCGAAAATACTTAACGTAACACCCTCTACGATACCGATAAGATGATAAAAGAGTTCTCTGTTTGATTCAGGGATTTCTAAAGCAAGAATCGCCCACACGATTACCCCAAATGCAGTAAGCCCTACAAGACCCGTAAGGTTGAATAGAAAGTCAAATTTTCCCGTTTTGGTAACTTCTACTTCTCTCTTTCGTGCAGAGTCTCTATCTGATACCTCAGCCTCATAAGCCTGTATAAGCCTCTCTGCTGCACGTTCTTTGTCTTCAGGTGTTAGGGACTCATCAAGGTCTAAAACGTCTTTAAGAACGCCTATAACGCCTTTATCGGGTAATACCTTATTTAGTAGCTTTCCTACTTTGGTCTCGTTAAATGGTTTTTTGTCTATCATAATACTTTATAAATAACACCACCGTTTTCTCTGTAAGCTCTTAGGGTTTGTTTTCTGTTTGAGTCGTGTTCTACGAATGATACGTGTATCCAATCAGGATTAGAATCGTCTCCGAACTCCCAAATGAGTTGGTCGTAGTCTAAGTACATAGTGATGTAATCAAACATCTCAGCGTTGGTCTTGTGACCGTACACATCGTCTATATCAATGGCACGCCCTTCGCAGTGCATTGACTTTTGAGACCCACCTATAGCTCGATTCAATTCTCTCGAACGATAAAACGAATTAATCTTAATTGGCGCACCTACCCAAGCTCTTAAAGGCTCAAAGACTTCTGTGGCTAAGATGACCATATTCCACATCTCATACTCGTTAGGGATGTTTGGTATGCCCAAACGTTTAGCAGTATCTGAATGACAAGCCTCAGCGTATGTAATGTGTTCACTTATTCTCATTGACTAATTCTCTTAAACGTTGAATGTCTTTGCGCACTCTCTCACGCTCTAACTTAAAGTTTATTACCTCATCTTCTAAGACTCGAATGTCAGGAAACACGTAGGTGTTCTGATTGTATCTTAAACTACGAAGCTCATCTTCGTTATTAGCTATCCTGTTCTCAAGACCAAAGTATAGATACACAGCAGTACCTACCAATATGACTATCTGAATAAGCCACTTGATATTGATAGATAAAGAACTGTCGTCATTTAGCTTTGGAGCTGTCATTTAGAACTTGCTCTTAATCCAAGCAATTTTAGATGCTATCCAAGCCTTTACTTTAGGGCTTTTGGCTTTTACGTAGTCTCTTACATAGTAGTAGCCTTCTTTACCGAGTAGACCGAAGAATCCACCCATTAGACCTAATATAATTGCGTTTAATACTCCTGCAGCAGTAATAGTGCTTGCTGCTGTCAAGAACCATCCTGCTACGAACGATATTTTGTTGTCCATTGTCATTGTTTTGTACTTATATAACGGTTATAGTTTAGATTTTAGGTTTTCGATTTCTGATTTTAACAAATCAATTTGCTCTTGTTGTTCTTGCATACCCTTTATTAAGAGAGATACCATATTCTGATAAGCGAGTGCGTCAGGCTGTCCTTCAGAATCATACATTACAAATTCCTCTAATCCTGCTTCGTGAACCTCCTCTGCTATAAGTCCTGAGAATATCTTATCACCATCAGATTTACCTTTGTAGTAAACAGGTCTTAGCTCTTTAATTTTATCAATCCCTTTATCGTAATCTACAATCTCTGTTTTGTACTTTCTTGATGATGTAGACCTTGACAACTGATTGTTGTTAGAGGTGTCCATAAACAAGTTAGCAGGAGACGAAGTAGTACCAAGAAGTCCTCTTAACTGATAATAGTTAGAGTTGAATACCATATAATCCAAGAAACTAATTGTCTCTGTACGGATAAACGCATTGTTAGGGTCTCCTAAAAAGAATCTATCCTCACCAATTATTAATCTGTTTGTGGCTGAATAAGGAGATTGTCTTTTATATACTGTAGTTTGGAGTTCATTTTTTAAGAACGAAACAACCTCCATATCTGCAGCTAATCTTTGTAATCTTGGGGTATTAATTACATCGTCAATATCTTCTCTTGTGAACTCTATAGTTCCTAAAGAAGCATAAGCGGTATCGGTAGCGTTAGCTAATGCGGTTAATGTTATTGTGCTTGTATAGTTTCCAAAAGCATCCGTTCCACCTATCTTAATGTTACCTGAAGAAAAGAAGCCATCTCCGTCACTATCTATAGCAAAAGAAGGTGTCTCAATAGATAATGAATCTAAATCGATTGCCATTCCTGCAGAAGAAAATACACTACCCGATAATGAAACATAATCATCACTTTTAATTATTCCTGTAGTAATGTTGTCTCCATTAATAATGGTAGAGCCTGAAGTAGATAATGAACTAAATGTAACTACCTGATTGAAGCTAAATGCTCTGATAGGTGTTTGAAACGAAGCTGTACCTATACCACTTCCCGCATACGTTTCTGTAACTACATAATAAGAACTATAATATCTATTCGTAGAAGTTCCTGCTTCCATATCGGGCGTAGTAGTAGCCCAATTTGATGTAAGACCTACAAATGCTCCTGTACTGAAATTAAAATAAGATGCACTCGGAGTGGATGGCGTTGTAGATGAACCTAATTGATAGAATACTAATCCTGTAGCGGTTCTAATACCATCATCCCCCGTTACCCCTTGTGGCCCTTGTGGCCCTTCAGGCCCTGCAGGCCCAACTGCTCCATCTTCGCCTTCTTTAGATTTAGATAAGGATTGAGTCTTACTGAATGTAGAAATGTTCTCTACGTTTATTGTCAATGCCACAGAAGCTAAGTCTGCAGTCATATTAGAGTGGTTGCCTATAACTACAGGGTTACCAACCGAAGTGATTGACCCTACTGTGATATTTGTACCTACAGCAGTTACTCTAAATTGACCTGTAGTTGGTGTGCCACTTGTAATACCGTTTAATTCAGTCGTTCCTTTGTAGACGATAATACTTGTACCACTACCTGTATAAGTAACCACTCCTGTGTTAGTGGTTGGTAGTGTGTGAGCTTCGTTTGTTAGAATGACAGTATAAGCATCTTCACCATCCGTACCATCCTCACCGGGCTTAATTCCAAACATTGTAATTTGGTCTCTTGCTAATATCGGAGCTGTGCTTGAACCTTCTCGTATTTGTACCTCTATTTTTTGAGGCATACTTGCATAAGAAGAGGGAGGTGTATAAGAATAAGTGTTAGATGTAGTATTCTGCTGAGATACATCATTCAAGAAAAACTGATAGTAAACAGTCCCCGTTGTGTTTATTGCGGTTGCTGTAACTATTGCAGAAGCAGGAGAAGGATTAGTTCCTAAAACTGAATACTCAAAACTTTGGTCTTCGGCTATTAGATTTACAGCCCGTGCATTTGTACCTGCAGAACCGTCTTCTCCATTCTGAGCGAATATAACGGGGCTACTCCAACTAAGAGACGAATCTATACCTGTAGTTCCTTGTATGCTCGCAAGTGCAGTAGACACATATACAGGGTCAGTTCCTGATGGTATCGTAATAGACCATCCTGTTGGAGGAGTAAGCGTAGTAGTTCCAAAATTATAACTTCCGCCCGTTGGGGTTGTTAAAGTCGTTGCGCTTCTTCTATAAATGCTTGCTAAGAAAGTAGATAATCCATCTTGTCCTGTAGCACCTGTAGCACCTGTAGCTCCATCGTCACCAATAAACTTAACCCAAGTACCTGTGACAGTATTGATGTCTAAGTCTTCTAATGGTACATTGGATGCGTAGAATAATACGTATTCTTGTCCTGATTGAAGTGTGAAGCTCTTATTCGTTCCTGAGGCATCGTCTGCATAAACAGGAATGTTAAACTTAGAACCACCGATA